TACCGGAGGTATGGCCGGGAAGGTGCGGTTTTACTGTTGGATTTGAAAGGCTTTTTCCCGAATGCGCCCCATGCGCTTCTGTACCAACGGCACCAAGAACTAATTCTAAACCCCAATCTTCGGGCCTTGGCTGATACTGTAATACAGAATTCCCCATGCCCGACACCGGGCCGGGGATTGCCCTTGGGAGTGGAACCATCACAGCAAGAAATGGTTGCCTTACCCAGCGCAATAGATAATTGGATTAAATGTCAAGCCGGGGTTCACTGTTTCGGCCACTACATGGACGATTATTATTTAATCTTTCCTGATGTGGAAGCCCTGAAGAAACTTGGGCATGAGGTTGTTCGGCGGTTTGAAGCTCTCGGAATTCGAGTGAACAAACGGAAGTGTAAGATCATACCCCTGACAAAGCCCTTCCGGTTCTGTAAAGCAAGATTCACGCTGACGGAAACCGGGAAGATCAAAGTGAACGGGAACAGGGATGGTGTGAAACGGGCAAGGCGAAAGCTGAAGCTGTTCCACCGGGAATTTCTTGAAGGGAAGCGGTTATTATCAGAAGTTGAACAGTTTATGGAATGCCAAACCGCCTATTACCGGAACTTCAATGACCACGGAAGATTGTTGCGGTTAAGGCGGCTATATCATGCTATCTTTTTCGGAGGTGCAAAATGTATAGGATCATCAAAGACGGGGCCAACATTGGCTTGACCGAAAATCTGAACTACATTAAACAGGCCGAAAATGGTTGCTATGTCCTTTGCCCGGAGCATGATGCTTCGGGCATTGTTTTTGCCGGGACTGTGTACCATTTGCTTGGCCGGGATACTTTGGATGGGGCGGAAACCGTCAGTTTGGAAGAAACTGATGCGGGAACAGAAATCACCAAATCCAATGAAGCTGGCGGGATCGTGTTTGTGACAATGGCGGAAGCCGGGAGCATTGACCCGGTAACGGCGGCGGAACACGCTGATCTGTTTGCGGAATGGGCCTATCCTGTAAACTATACCTTGGGCCAAATCCGCCGCTATAAAGGCACCCTTTACAAGTGTGTTCAGGCCCATACTTCCCAAGAGGATTGGACACCGGACACGGCACACAGCCTTTGGAGCCTGACCGCCGATCCTTCGGAGGAATGGCCTGAATGGATTCAGCCTATCGGGGCGCATGATGCCTATGCTTTGGGGGCCAAGGTGAGCCACAAGGAAAAGCACTGGACTTCCACGGTTGCAAATAATGTGTGGGAGCCGGGTGTATATGGTTGGGAGGAAGCCACCGATGGAGTATAAAACCTATCTGGCCCGGAAGCGGCTGAAGAAGCTGGTGATTTGCGGCCATGTGAACATTCCCTATGGAACCGCCGTGACCAATGAAGGCGGGGTTCTGATGTGGAACGGAAAACCGGTTTGCGCCACTACCAGCCAAGATGCCTTTGATTTCTTCAGTCAGAACGATGATGGCCGGGGCCGGGAGCGTGGGGAGCTGGTTTCCGCTATCCTGATTAAGTTGGCAAAGCAGGATCAGCAGAAAGAGCGGTGGGGCCGTGTTTGGGAAGATCCCCTTTGCCGAAAGTATAAGCGCCCGGAACATGAAGATTTCTGGATTTGGAATTATGACTTCTACAATGCGCCGGTTGAGGATTTGCGCTATATCCTGAAGCTGGTGGAGGGGTGACGCAATGACGGTGTATCAGTGGCTTTGCTTGCTTGGGATTCCCGCCCTGATTGCGGGGGTGTTCAAGTACCTTCACACCCTGATCAAGCGCAATGCGGATGATAACAAGGCGCTGAAATTAGGGGTTCAGGCCCTTTTGAGAAGCCAAATGATCAGTGACTTCAACAAGTATTCGGAAAAAGGCTATGCGCCCATTTACGCAAGGGAAAGTTTTGAAAATTGTTGGAAGCAATATCATTCATTGGGGGTGAATGGGGTGATGGACGATCTTCACAAGAAATTCTTGGAGTTGCCCACGGAAGCCCCGGATGAATGAGCCGTGTAAAGAAGAAACCGAAAAAGGAATTTTCCAAAGTCCTGTTGGGATGTGTGGGGGCCGTCACGCTGGTTGTGACGGCCTTCACTCTTGCTATCGTTTGGAAAACCGGGGACACTTCGCCCCTTGCGTATCTGATCCCGGCCATATTCGCTGAACTGGCAACCGCCACAGGCTTTTACTATTCCAAGGCCAAGGCTGAAAACCGGATCAAATTGCGGAAGCAATACGGCCCGGAAATCTACAATGATACAAAGGAGATGTGAACCATGCTGGATGCAGTTCTGAAAAATCTGATTGATATTGGATGGGCCATGCTGATTTTCTTGGCGGCTTACTTGGCAAATGTGGCCTTTTCCCTGTATTACAACATTCGGATTTTGCTTCAGCCCTTTGACAAGAACAAGGCTATCAATTCCGCCTTGAAGGTTGCGGCCTTTGTGGTGGGGTTGACCTTGCTTTGTGTGAGCATTACCACATTGCCCCTGTTCGCTGAACAGCTTGGATGGGCAATCCCGGAAGAATACACGGATATTTTTGCCGATCTGGTGATTGTGGGTGCTGTACTGTTGGTTTCCTGTAAGTATATCAAGGAAGCCTTCACCAAATTTAATGCCATTCTTCAGGCGAAAGGGGAAGATGAACAATGAAACTGGTACAAAATTTTCTGACAAAAAATGATTGCTACAAAAGCGGCAGGAAGATCACGGTGAAAGGGCTGATGCTTCATTCCGTGGGATGTTCCCAACCCAATGCTTCTGTGTTCGTGAAGAACTGGAACCGTTCTGGCCTTGAAGCCTGTGTGCATGGGTTCATTGACGGAAACACCGGCACTGTATATCAGACCCTTCCTTGGAACCACCGGGGCTGGCACGCTGGCGGAGCCGCCAACAACACCCACATTGGGGTTGAAATGTGTGAACCGGCCTGTATCAAGTACACGGGTGGGGCAACCTTCACTTGTTCTGATACTGCTACCGCAAAAGCCGTGGCAAAGAGAACCTATGAAGCGGCGGTTGAACTGTTCGCTTCCCTGTGCAAGCAGTACAACCTTGACCCCATGAAGGACGGGGTGATCATTTCCCACAAGGAAGGTTGCGTCCGTGGGGTTGCTTCCAATCATGGTGATCCTGAACACCTGTGGAACCAGCTTGGAACCAGCTACACCATGAACGGCTTCAGGAAGGCCGTACAAGCCGCCATGAAGGGCGGGGGTGTAACTACTACCCCCAGCACTGGAAACGCCGCCACGGGCGGCACAGGGGCCACAGTGAAGCCCTATTTGGTGCGGGTGACGGTTTCCGATCTGTATATCAGAAAAGGCCCCGGAACCAACTACGGGAAGAATGGTTTCATTGCGCCCGGTGTTTATACCATCGTGGCAGAAAGCGCCGGGGCCGGTGCTACCAAGTGGGGCAAACTGAAAAGCGGCGCTGGCTGGATCAGTCTTGACTACGCAAAAACGGTGTGATACCGTGTTAATAGTTTGTTACTAATACCCCCGATTTGACCCACTTTCAATGGGCTGAAATGTTCAATATTTGGGCGCTTCGGAGCGTTGCAGAGCATACTAATTCATGGTAGAATAAGTTAATAAATATAGGGGGTGCCGCTGTGGAAAGAGTATATGCTTTTACAGATGAATCCGGTGCATTCGGATGGGATCTTGATAATCCGAGTGTTTCATCGCATTTTATTATTGCTGCGATT